GCTCAAGCTCGTCAATAAGCTGTTGTAGTTGTTCTAGTCTTTGTTCTGGACTCATATTGTTTGTTTTGTTTTGTTTAAGGTTTGAAATCGGGTTACTTCTTTAGCTATCCATTCCATTATCTGGTCTGCATGGTATACGGATGTCATTTCGTTTAATGTGGTGCGGATGCTGTTATACCATTTGACGTGGTCCGTTTCAGCCCAGTCGGCCAACACTATTCGGTCCGGATCGTTCCAGTCACGTGCTTTCACTTCAACTACCTGATAGGTAGGGTCTTCATTATGTACTCTGGCTTCAATAATTCCACCAACGGCGTACTCACCGATTTTCCATTGTTTTACTTTACTGCTCATATATAATTGGTTTAATGGTTACGTAATAAAAAAGGCCAGCGTAGACACTACCGGCCGTATTAACTAAAAAATACAAATGAATAAAAAACCACGCTTACGCGTCAATATCTTCAATAGAATGCTTGTCACAGCGTTCTGGTAATTCAGTATCTAATTCCGGCAGGTCTTCAGCTGCTTTCAGTTCAGTCATTTCTTTCACCACATGACCCATACCAAATGAGTAGCCCTTACCAGATAGTGCCTTTTCAACTACAGTACCTAACTGGCATTGTTCAACGAATCTTTGTGCATGAGCTTCGGTAACGAATACACGTGGTTTATCTAGTCCCTTACCGGTTACTTCATATAGGTCATATGCTGCTTTCACTCCGTCCAAAGTCAGTTCCTTTTGGACCGGTGCTATCTTATAACCACGAGGTGCTTTCGGTTTAGCTACCTTAACCGCCTTAGGTTTGGCCGTAGCCTTCGCTTTGGTTGCTGGCTTTGTAGTAGCCTTAGGTTTCTTTGTGGTCTTCACTCCATTGATTGCTTTATCAAATGCCGGTGAAAATTTCACTTCGACTTCTTTAATCATTTTAGCTTTAGCCATAGTAGTATATTTAAGTTTTAAATTGTTTATTGTTGTGGGTAATTACGTTCAAATTCTTCATCGTGTCCTTCGCACCATATATCGTTAAACATAGATTTGGGCTGTTCAACTTCTGGTCCGTTACCAACCATGTCGTTGTTGGCTTTGTTGTAGCCTGCCATAAAATCCCTAATGGTTTTAGTTTTAGTCGAATGGTTGTCCTCATATTTATTAGATTCATTTAATCCAATATAATGCTCCTCAGCCAACCTTTCAACATCTTTCGTAGATTGGTCAGGCCATATATCGTTAAACATAGATTCGGGCTGTTCAACTTCTGGTCCGTTTTCAGCCAAGTCATATAGCTTCATTCTACGGTCAAGTTCGTCACTTAGTCGAGCCCATAGTTCGTTAGCTACTTTCTTATCTACTAAGTTGCCATATCTGGTGGCTGTACCAACACAGTAGATTAATTCGTTCAATTCTTTTAATGAAAAATCCATATAGTATAAGTTTTGTTTAAGAATGAAAAATGATGTATAGTCCCCAAGCCATAGCCCATGCTAATGTAATAGCCGTACTAGCTATTAAAGCGGTAACGGCTAATGTAATGATTTTATCTTTTGTTTTCACTTTGATTTGTTTTAATGATTAAGCGATTTCTTCGTAGATACCTAATAACTCAGCGATGCCGAGTCCGATACCTGCCCCTACGTAGTCTCCATAACATAGAAACCAACAGGCCATTATACGAATGATTGATTTGATTAAACTGATTTGGAAGTGCTTTTTAGCGGTGCTCCCTTTCTCTTGAAATTTCATATTATATAGTTTTTAGTATATTACGCTTTTGGTGTAAGTAGTTTAGTTAATTTAGCTTCATCGTTATAAGCTGCTTCAAATGCTTCAATTCTATCGTCAGAGCTTTTAGACCATTTAGCCTTATTCTTTGTAATAATGATGTCAGCTAACTCCTGCAGTACTTGTAACTTTGTGTATGTTTTATTTTTCAAACTTTGTTCGTAAAAATCCATTGGATGCATATTATATAGTTTTAGTTAATTGATTAATTTGATTAGTCCACATGCGCTTCGTGTATTGGTATAAACTTCATACTGGTTGCCACATCACATTCCAATAGTTTAAACCCATGCTCACCAAACGCTTCAGTAAAGATTTGTTTGATTATATCCTTTCTTATCATACCGTCTACCGTAAAGGTATGGTACTTAAAGGAGTCACTTAGGACCTGCGATAATTCAGGGTGTCCGTAGATAGTTAGCCAGTTACATACTTCATTTAAATTCATTCTTACGTCGGCGTAGCCGTTGTTTTCGTTATACATATTTTATAGTTTTTAGTTAATGATTAGTGAGTTGAGTTCAATTCGTACTGAAATTCTTTAAGTAGTTTCACTTCTAATTGGTGAGCTGCTGCCTTACCACGTACTACATCCAACACAAACACATCGTATACATCGGTGCCGTACTCACGCATATCGGTATATAGTTTCCAACCTTTGTTTTCTCTACGTGCTCTACTACAATGCTTTTGGAAACGTAATACAGCGGAATAGTTGAAACGTCTACCAATGGCCGCCGTAATACCTAAGTAACTAGCACCTGTAATGGTATTAACTAATTCGTATATCACGTGGTTTCTATCGGTGCGTTTCTTTCTATTTGTATTTGTTGTAGCCATTGTATTGTATTGTGTTTATGTTGTTATTAATAGTGGTGTCGTTGTAGGTATCTTACAATATTACCTACCTTTGTAGTAATCGTACAATTGGTCCGATGTCATTGGGTGCTTTGTAGTGTATTCTTTAACCCAAGCGGTGGCGTCTTTTTTAAGGGTGAAATACTTTTTAAACCCACGCGGACCAGATACTTTATACACAATGTAGGTATCAGGTTCAAAGCCATTAGTGGCCAACCTTAAAACCCTACTTACTTTACTGATTTTGAAATTCTTATTCATATTGATTATTTTATAGTTAATTGATTAGTGGTGAAAAATGGAAATTGGTACCCGATTAAGCAAGTACCAATTGGATAGCTTTTGGTGAAAGTCCCAAAGCCTTCAAGTCGTTCTTAGCTTCACTCAAGAACTTTTTAGGGATTCTACCGTAGCTCATAGGATATGAAGCGATAATTTCGTTGATACGGGTAGATTCACGTTTCAACACAGCGAAGAAAGCCATCGCCTTTTTCATATCACCATTGTGTCTACAAGCTACTTTGTGTTTACGTCCCATAAAGTCCGTAAACTCTACTACCGTATTCGGCTTCACAGCGTTACTCATTTTAGAAGCGGCGAAAGTAAGATATACTGGTCTTTCAGTATTCTGGTGTCTTTTGTAGTTACCGTTAAATTCTCTAGTCATGTTCGTATTCATATATAAGTTTTTTTTAATGTGAGTGGGTATCTCTCAACCCGATACTCTAAGATACTACTTTATAGGGACATGGCCTAATCTGGGTGAAAGATTCTTTATTGAAAATCAACGAGTTAGCAGACCGGCGATCATTTTAATATGTAACGTGTTGATTCTCAATAAACTTTTTTTCCGCATTGATAATCAACGTGTTAGCCTGGGGCGAGCGCTGGTATTGCACAACGTGTTGATAGTCAACCGGTTACGGTTTCGGGAACTCTATTTAACATAATATCCATTATAGGAAAATAGTCCACTTTGCTATGTATAACTCGCTGATAATCAACGAGTTACCTACTTAACATAATATATTTTATAGGAAAACCGCAAACAGTTGGTACTCAACCAGTTACATATTAGATATTTTCTAAAGAAGTGGTTGTTCAGGCGGACCCCAATTTGATATTTTCTAAGTCAACCCGACGTGATATTGAAATTCATCTAACAAAACCCTTGCTGGCATTGAGTTGCATAGCGGCGAAAATCGTAGTGAAAGCTCTGAGACTCAGGCTGGACGGGGGTTGCACAGTAGTGAAAACGTACACAGTAAACTACACAGTAAAAGTACACAGTAAATGGACAAAAATAATTCCGGCTAAATCGGCGCATCCCTACAGACTTCGTATACTCGTCAGGGTTGTACTAACGGCAACGGGTGGGGGCTACGGGTCTCGCGTGTAGGGTAACGCTAATGTGTAGGTGCTTGGGTGGGGCCGTGACGTTCTTTTTAACAAACTCATATTGCTTTAATCGTTTATTCTTACTTAACAGGGTGTCATAATATTTTGACACGGATTCGTTTTTTGACACCCACTTCCCACTTATACCCACAAACTCCCACTTTTCCACACCGGTTTATGAATTTATTATACAGGCGGTCTTATTGCCGGGTATTAGTGTATTAAAACAACCGGCCACCGGCTATACTTATCATTTGTATTATTACTATAACGGCAAATAGGATTGCGGCCAGGGATAGTGTTATCAGCTCGGCAGTTGGGTTAGTGTTATTGTTGTGGGGCTGGGTTTCTCGTTGTGTACTTTGGCGTTGTTGTTCTTTGTTATTCATTACTGGGGACTTTATTATTGTTACTTATTACTATTTACTTATTATCTTTATTATATATTGTCTCTGGATTACAATTACTATACCAAAGTCTTGTAGTATGCTTATGCCTTGCTGTATTTATTTTATT